AGATATAATAAATCCGATATGGATTCAGCGATAAAAATAAATTCTACATCAAAGTTGATGTTGGTTTCACATCCGAGTAAAATATGTGAGCAGTCATCATTTGTTGCTAAGACAAACAGCGCAATTGCGAATGGCACATTAAAATCTTTGATGGATAGTCAGATTGGCAAGCGATGATTAAGCAAAAAGACATTGGCAGGCTTACAGGCCCCATTGAAGGTCTTGGCGACGTTATTGAGGTCATCACAAAAGCCACCGGCATAAAAGCAGTTGTAGAAACTATTTCTGAAGTAACAGGAAAGCCATGCGGCTGCGACAAGCGCAAAGAGCGTTTGAACAAATTTATAAGTTTTAAAACTAAATACGACAACCATGTCAGCGATATCATTACAGGGCCGCAGGGCCATGACAGTTCCATATAGTGATACTTACGATATTCCAAATATTGCAAATTTATACACGACAGGAACAACTACATCTACAAGTGCAGGTAATCTTGTAAATACATCAGGTAATTTTGTTAATCTTGGAGTAAAACCCGGTGATGTTGTATTTAATACCACTACTTATGCACTTACGGTTGTATCTTCGGTTACAAGTGCTACTACACTTGCATTAGTTGACGATATTATGCTTACAGCCCAAACTTATTCAATTTTTCAAGCTCCTCAAAATGGGGGGTTAAAGAATGAAGGGTGCCTTATTTATATTGGCAACTCAACTGTTCCAAAGTTAGGAACTGAACTATTAAAAGTAATGACTGTTGCAGGTGATGTTGTAACTTTAGCAGGATTGAGTGCAGGTCAATTTGTGCCTCTTCAAGTAATAAGGGTCTATGCCACCACTACAACAGCAGGGGGTAAAGGTTATTCATTAGCAATTTGGTAAAATGGGAATATTAATAGGTATTACAATAACTTAAATTTATGCACTTGGAATTTAACGATGCCAAGGTATTACTTGCTAATATTTTCTGCTTTCTTATAGTGGAGATAGCAGCATTTAATGCCATCTTGCAAAGCCTAATGTTAGGCGCAACTATTGCATACACCGTACTCAGGGTAATGAATGAGTACAAAAAATATAAAGGCAATGAATAGTATCAATAAAGCTACCATAGACCTTATCAAGCATTTTGAATCGCTACATGATGGAGATTCTACCATGATTGGCTTACAGCCTAAAATGGATCCTATCGGGATATGGACGGAAGGTTGGGGGCGTGCAATGATTGACCCATTGACAAAGCAGTTTCTAAAAGGTTCTGCCAACAAAAGTCGAGCATTAGCACTTCAAACTATTCATAACATCGAGGAAGCTGATTCCGCACTTTTATATGACCTGAATATATTTGCCAAAGAAACCAATGCTTTTTTACAAAGAATGGGTGCAAAATTATCAGATAACCAATACGGTGCTTTATTGTCATTGGCATATAATGCTGGCGCACAAGCGATGCAAAAGACATACGGGCGTGTTATCGCCGCAATAAGTGATGAAGACATCTATAATGCTTTTGGTCTATATTGCAAAGCAAGAGTAGATGGTAAATTGATAGTATTAAATGGCCTTGTGGCACGCAGAAAAGCCGAAGCAAAATTAGCATTGACTAAATGAAGAAAATCAGAGATACAAAAATAGGGAAGTTTTTAATGGATAAAGCCCCTAAAGTTTTGGACATAGTTGGAGATATTCTCCCCGACAATGGTGCTTTAGGCGTTATAAAAAACCTTATAAACCTTTCTACTGATATTCCTGATGAAGAAAAGCCTGCTATTACCGAAGAATTGATAAAAGTATTTGAACTCGAAGTGAAAGACAGAGATTCTGCCCGTAACCGAGAGATAGAAATAGCAAAAACAGGAAAGCATGACTACCTCTTTCATATCACAGGGCTTATAGGTCTTTTATCGTTTTGCTTTATCGTATATGCCATAGTTTATCTGTCAGTGCCGGAAAATAATAAGGATATGTGGATTCACCTGATAGGTATTGTGGAAGGAATTGTAATTACAATCTTTGGTTACTACTTCGGTAGTGCAAAAAAACAAACACCATAATGACTACAATAGAAGAAAGATTATCCGCACTCGAAGATGCCATAGATGCTATAAATGGGTATCTTAACAGCGTTACCGCTGCCGTAGATGGGTGCAATAGCGATATTGCAAATGTAGTAGCAGAGGTAAGCACCCTTTCAGGTAGAATGGATGTAGCAGATGGCTTTAAAGATAAGACCGAACTGCGTCTTGACGAATTGAAAATAACCGACGACACTAACTATCAGTTTTTGTTAGGATATATAGATAGCCATTTGCCGTAAAAGTGATTCATTATTTTATAGTAGGACTTAATTATCAAGGTACTCCATTCGAGCTAAATGGTTGCAATAACGATGCAAAATTTTATGAGTACCAAGCACTTTTTTTAGATGCTGAATATGTGGTTTATAATTACATCAGCCGAAATGAATTGATAATGGGATTGTATAGTCTCATGTTCAATTTAAAAAAAAGTGATACCGTATATTTTTGTTTTGCAGGGCATGGCACTAAAATAAAAGTTGACACAGGAATTAAGTATAAAGGCATTCAGAATGCCATAGTGCTGCACGACGGCATAAACTATGAAACAGTGTACATTGAGGAGATAAAGACGATTGTGAGGGGTATGAAGTGTGAATGCTTTTGTATATTTGATTGCAGTTTCGGCGACGAGCGCAGGATGGTATTTAGAGAGAATAATGATAAGATAGTAAGGCGCAATATAAAGTATGAGGATTTAGGATTGGAAACCGACGAAGTGAGACCGTCATATGCGGCACCACACGCAAAAAATGAAACCTTTATATTTGCATCGAGAGATAAATATCCGGCAATAGAGCTGGAAGGTAATGGCGCATTTACTTTGTTCCTAAAAAGGAAGTGGAAAGAAATACGCACATTGAATGGGCTGTTTATGCAAATGTTATTTGCTTTACAAAAGTATCAGCAACAACCATACATTGAATACAGTAGTAAATCTAAAAAAAATACCAAAATATTTAAATTAAATGAAATCGACACCATCATTAATCAGAGTAACCGACGAGGAACTACAAAAGATAAAAGAACTATCAGCCAATATGAATCAGGCAAGACAGGCTTTCGGCAATATTGAAATTGAGCGTCACAGGTTATACAGAAACCTTGATATGCTACAAATGGAAATAGCGAAAAACGAAAATGACCTAATTGCTAAATATGGTAGCGATGCCGTAATAAATACTCAGACGGGCGAGGTTACAAAAAGAGAAGTAAACTAATGGGTAAAATTAATAATTACGCAAATGCTGTACCTACATTATCTGATAAAATAATCGGTACTGATATTAATGATAGTAATGCTACTAAGAATTTTCTTATTGAAGATGTTCTTGCGCTTTATGGCGATCCTATCGGAGTTTGCCATGCTTCATTTTATAGCACGCAAGACCAAGCATTTACAGGTTCAAGTGGATATGTTACAACAACATTTAATGTAGCTGATGCATTAAATAGTAATATTACTGTTGTTAGTAATAGCAATATTACTGTTGCTAATGCAGGTGTGTATAAAATTGATGTGTCTTTAAATATTTCAAATATATCTGCTTCTCCAATAACATCAGGATTTGTATTTATAGGACTTGGTATTAATGGGACACCTATTCAATGGGGTAGTAGGTCAATGGCTTTAAATTTAGCCGCTACACCTAATTCATGGAACACTATATATGGTAGTTGGATGTTAAATTTATCAGCAAATGACTATGTGAATTTGTATTTTAAAACTACAAGTGCTTCTTATGCAAGTATAGTTGCAAAGGCTAATTCATCAAGTGGTGGAGGTACATCTTCTATGTCGCAAATGCCATCGGCAACATTACAAATAAGTAAAGTATAAATGGAGATACGCAAGCTATCAGTAGGGTCGGATTTAAAGGGTGGCGCACTTCATTATATTGTCGGGCAAAAAGTATTGGACGGGTCAAATGAAATTCATTTGATAAAAATAGATGCTACAAGAAACTCTATCCAAATATACATAATAAATGAAAAGCACGAAATAGTACTGTGGAAAGAATTTAATGGCAATATGCCTATCTCAATCGAATATAATATATATTTTTAATGCGTTCACCAGTAAGTTTTATTGTCAAGCCCGTCGGGAACCGTCGGTACGACAACACTAAAGAAATAGGAGGGTTTGAATTTGTAGTAAGCGCATCAGAAGAAGACCATCGGTTTTCAAATAGATTTGCCGAAGTAATATCTACACCTCTATGGTATAAAGGAGAAATTTCTCCCGGAGATATTTTACTTGTACATCATAACGTGTTCAAATTTTATAACGATATGAAAGGTCGGCAAAAGAGCGGACGCAGTTTCTTTAGAGATGACGTGTTTATGGTCGATAATGAGCAGTTTTTTATGTACAAAAAAGATGGGAAATGGATAGCACACGACAGGTATTGTTTTGTGAAGCCCATAAAAGCCGTAGATATGTACCTAAAAAAGAATTTCACCGAAGAGCCGCTAATGGGGCAGATGGTATATCCAAGTAAATACTTAATTGAAAAAGGGGTAAATAGCGGCGACCATATATGCTTTACGCCTGATAGCGAATATGAGTTTAATGTAGATGGTGAGAAGCTATTCCGTATGTATGAGAGCCAAATAACGATGAAACTAAATTAAATCTAATATAATGACAAAAGTATTCTTTGATACTGAATTTACAGGGCTTCATCATAAAACTACGCTTATTTCAATAGGATTAGTTACCGAAACAGGGGAAACATTTTATGCAGAACTTACGGATTATGATAAAAATCAAATAGATGAATGGTTGCAGGAAAATGTAATAAATAATCTCACTCTTGATTATTTGAAATCTAAAGTAGAAAATTCAGGAGTAACAGAGTTTGATAATAAAAATGTAAGATTTGTCGGTACTATTCCACACTTAAGGGTAGAGTTAGAAAAATGGTTAGAAAAATTTGATGAAGTAGAAATATGGTCTGACTGTCTTTCTTATGATTGGGTTCTTTTTTGCAGTATTTTTAGTAATGCTTTTAATATCCCTAAAAATGTGTATTATATACCATTTGATATTTGTACATTATTCAAATCAAAAGGAATTGATCCTGACATAAATCGTGAAAAATACGGATATGGAGAAGTCTATGCCGAAATGAAAAAGCATAATGCGTTATGGGATGCACAGGTAATAAAAATGTGCTACGATAAATTGTCATCAATATGAACATAGCGGTATTTGACGACGTACTATCAGACCCTAAATCATATGTTCAGCAAATCCATAGAGCAGGATTTACAGACGTAGATTACGGTGGAACACTGTTCAGAAATATACAGCCGAGAGATAATTCAGATGAAATGGCAAGACTATTAGGGTATTTATTCCCAAATTATGTCATATCCATGAATTTTGTACGTAAATCTCCGCTCGATCAGGCCGAACCAAACTATATTCATAGCGATGAGAATGAAGGCGATATTACCTGCATACTTTATCTCAATGAAAATGCTCCGGCAGAAGATGGAACGACAATTTACGATAGCGATGGCAAGAAAGTTGCCGTTTTGCATTCTAAATTTAATAGAATGGTATCGTTTCCAAGTGCAGAACTTCATTCAAGAAATATCTATGAGAATTTCGGCACAGACACCGATGCCCGATTAATTCAAGTCATATTTTTGAAAAAGAAATGAAGCTATCAGTAAAAGAAACTAAGGAACGCATCATAAAAGCTGGCTATAAAGCTGTCGAAGAGCTGATAAAAGTGGCAGAAGAAGCGATTGTAAACGATGATTCCACAGATTTATCAGCCGACAAGCTGAAAAATGCCGCCGCCACAAAGAAATTGGCAATATTTGACGCTTTTGAGATACTTACTCGAATAGAAAGCGAAAAAGAAATGCTTACTCAATACGATAATGGCCCGTCAAGGGGCGATATAAAGCAAGGATTTGCAGAAAGACGCAGTAAATAATGAACTATATAAAGAGGTGCCAAATCATATTCCCTCTTCCACCTTGCAAAGCAAAAATAGAGCGAGGGCATGGACTTATGGGTACAATGAAACGCATAATTTAGTCGTTATTTCAAAGAATGGTCAAGTCGGTAAAGTTATCAATATAAATGGTCTATACATTGGGCTTCCTACACCTCCCGAAAAAGTTTATCAGCGCACAGGCATAAAATCTGAGCAATATTGGGAGCGAAATCCTATCCCAAAAGAGCTATCAAAAATTCAGTCGATATTTAGTTGGAATGAATACCCTGCCGAGTTCAAAAATCGGTGGGTAGATTATATTGAGGATGAATTTGACCGCCGAGAGCAAGGGTTTTGGTTTATGAATAATGGCGTTCCTACTTATATCACAGGAAGCCACTACATGTACCTGCAATGGTCGTGTATCGACGTTGGTTATCCCGACTACCGAGAAGCCAACAGGATATTTTTCTTGTATTGGGAAGCATGCAAAGCAGACAATAGGTGTTTTGGGATGATATACCTAAAAATACGTCGCTCAGGATTCTCATTTATGGAAGCATCGGAGTGTATAAACATTGGAACGCTTGCACGTGATGCACGTGTAGGGATTCTATCGAAAACAGGGGCAGATGCTAAGAAGATGTTTACAGATAAGGTCGTCCCGATAAATACCAAGCTACCATTTTTCTTCCGACCGATAATGGATGGTATGGATAAGCCTAAAACCGAGCTTTCATTCCGTATTCCTGCCACAAAAATCACTAAAAAGAATATGTATGAGGTCGCCAATAATGATTTAGATGGACTTGATACGTCAATTGACTGGAAAAATACTGAAGATAACTCTTATGATGGTGAAAAAATGCTGTTTTTGGCTCATGACGAATCGGCCAAATGGCAGAAGCCATCAAATATCCTAAATAATTGGCGTGTGACTAAGACTTGTCTTCGTTTGGGTAGCAAAATCGTAGGAAAATGTATGATGGGTTCTACATCAAATGCACTTTCTAAAGGTGGTGACAACTTCAAAAGCCTATACGAAGATTCAGACGTACTTCACCGAAATGCCAACGGACAAACAAAGAGTGGACTATACAAACTATTCATTCCGATGGAATGGAATATGGAGGGGTTCATAGATATTTACGGTATGCCCGTATTCTATAAGCCTGCCGAAAAAGTAAGAGGGGTTGATGGCAATATGATCTCAAATGGTGCTATCGACTATTGGAATGCAGAGGTAGATTCCCTAAAAAGCGATTCCGATGCACTCAATGAATTTTATCGCCAATTTCCACGTACCGAAAGCCATGCCTTCCGTGACGAAAGTAAGCAATCGCTATTTAATCTTACGAAAATATACCATCAGATAGACTATAATGATAGCATGATTAAGGAGCAATACCTTACTCGTGGTTATTTCCATTGGAAAGATGGCGTTAGAGATTCAGAAGTAGTATGGACACCAGATAAAAAAGGTAGGTTCTTAGTGAGCTGGCTACCGAAAAAGCATCTCCAAAACAGGGTAATCAAAAAAGATGGGAAATTTTATCCCGGCAATGAACACTTAGGGTCGTTTGGTTGTGACCCTTACGATATATCCGCAGTAGTAGGAGGCAGGGGGTCGAATGGTTCTTGTCATGGAATGACGAAATTCCACGTTGACGAAGCTCCTGTTAATGAATTTTTTCTTGAATACATTGCTCGTCCGCAGACGGCAGAAATCTTTTTTGAGGAGATATTAATGGCGTGCTATTTTTATGGGATGCCTATTCTTATTGAGAATAACAAGCCAAGACTTTTGTATCACTTCAAGAATAGGGGGTACAGGGCTTTTAGCTTGAACCGACCGGACAAGCAGTACAATAAACTATCTGTTACCGAGCGCGAGTTAGGTGGTATTCCAAATACATCTACTGATGTAATGCAATCCCACGCAGCAGCAATAGAATCTTATATCGAGAAATATGTAGGTCTTGACATGGAGGGAACATACCGTCCTCCTGACGAGATGGGAACTATGCCATTTACTCGCACGTTAGAAGATTGGGCTAAATTTGATATAAATGACCGTACAAAATTTGATGCTTGTATAAGTAGTGGATTGGCAATTATGGCAAATCAAAAGCATATGTATATCCCTGAACGAGAAAAGCCAAAAATTAGTATTAAATTTGCCAAATACAATAACAGTGGGTCATTAAGTGAAATATTACAATGAAAAAGCAAGAAGATTTATCAATAGAAGTACCATTAGTTTCCTTTCCTAACCAATTCGCTACCGATGAGCAAAAGGCATCTATGGAGTTTGGATTGCAAGTCGGGAAAAGCATACAATTTGAATGGTTCAGGAAAGATGGTAATGGTTGCAGATACTATGGGCGTTGGCGTGACTTTCACCGCCTGAGATTATATGCACGTGGTGAGCAGTCTATCCAAAAATATAAAGATGCACTTGCCGTCGATGGCGACCTATCCTATCTGAATTTAGATTGGACACCTGTACCTATTATCCCCCATTTCGTGGACATAGTAGTGAATGGTATGTCGGATAGGTTATTCACAGCCAAAGCATACGCTCAGGATGCTATGTCGCAGCAAAAGCGTAGCAAGTATCAGGATATTCTTGAATCGCAGATGGTAGGTAAAGATGTCCTTATGGATATTAAGCAAAACTTCGGCGTTGACCCGTTCATAATGGATCCTGAGAAGCTGCCCGAAACCGATGAAGAACTATCATTACATATGCAGCTTTACTATAAGCCTGCAATTGAGATAGCTGAAGAAGCGGCTATCAATACGGTATTTGACGAGAACCACTATCAGGACACGCGTAAGCGATTTGATTATGACCAAACAGTTTTGGGTTATGCCGTTGGTAAACACGAGTTTCTGTTAGGCTCAGGCGTTCAAATATCATATGTTGACCCTGCAAATGTTGTGCATAGTTACAGCGAAGACCCATATTTCCAAGACGTTTTTTATTGGGGAGAAATTAAGACCATTCCGATAACGGAGCTGTTAAAAATAGACCCAAAACTAACCAATGAAGACTTAGAAGAAATATCCCATTACGGGCAAATGTGGTATGACTACTACAATGTAGCGCAGTTTTATGAAAACTCGCTATTCAGAAAAGATACGTGTACCTTGCTATACTTCAACTATAAGACCACTAAAAAGATGGTCTATAAAAAGAAGAAATTAGAGAGCGGTGGCACGCGAGTGATTGAGAAAGACGACAAGTTTAATCCTCCGCAGGAAATGATGGACGAGGGTAACTTCGAGAAGATTGAGAAGACTATTGACGTATGGTACGATGGCGTTATGGTCATGGGTACTAATATACTTTTGAAGTGGGAGCTTGCAAAGAATATGGTGCGCCCAAAATCTTCATCGCAGCACGCACTACCGAACTACGTAGCTTGTGCGCCACGTATGTATAAAGGGGTAATCGAATCGCTTGTTCGCAGAATGATACCATTTACTGATAGCATACAGATAACTCACCTAAAGTTGCAGCAGGTAAAAAACCGTGTTGTGCCGGATGGTGTATTCTTAGATGCTGATGGTCTTAATGAGGTTGACTTAGGTCAAGGTGCTGCTTACAATCCTGAAGATGCACTTCGACTATACTTCCAAACAGGTAGCGTAATTGGTCGCAGCTACACTCAGGATGGGGAATTTAATAATGCACGCGTACCGATAACGCAGCTTACAAGCAACAGTGGTCTTAGTAAGACGCAGATGCTTATCTCCAACTACAACCATGAGCTGGATATGATACGGACGGTGACAGGGCTTAATGAAGCACGAGATGCATCTACGCCTGACCCTAATTCATTGGTAGGCATTCAGAAGTTAGCGGCACTAAATAGCAATGTGGCTACACGACATATTCTTGAAGCAGGGCTGTTCATGTATCGCTCATTTGCCGAAGCATTGACGTATCGGGTTGCCGACATATTGGAGTACTCTGATTTTAAAGAAGACTTTATCAATAAAATTGGTAAGTATAATGTATCTATCTTGAACGACATTCACGACTTGTACATTTATGACTTTGGTATATTCATAGAGGTTTCTCCTGATGAAGAGCAAAAAGCACAGCTTGAAGCCAATATTCAAATGGCATTAAGCAAAGGAGATATTAACCTTGAAGATGCTATCGACATTCGTGAAATCCGAAATTTAAAACTTGCGAATCAGCTTTTGAAAATGAAGCGTATCAAAAAGCAAGACCGAGAAGAAAAGAATGCTATGCAGCAGCAGGCGATGATAAGCCAACAGCAGCTAAAATCTCAGGAAATGGCAGGACAAGTCGCTATGCAGAAAATACAGGCAGATACGCAGTCTAAGATGCAAATAAAGCAAGCGGAGGTGGCGTTTGATATTCAGCGCATGCAAAATGAAGCGCAATTAAAGTCGCAGCTTATGGCTGAGGAGTTCCGCTACAATATGCAGCTTGCAGGTATGGAGGTGTCGCAGATAGATAAGCTGAATGCCGACAAAGAAGCGGCAAAAGATAAGCGATTGAGTATGCAAAGCACGCAGCAAAGTATGCTCATAAACCAACGCAAGAACAATTTGCCGCCGATAAAATTTGAGAGTAACAATGATAATTTAGCAGAATTAGATTTATCTGATTTCGATCCGCGATGAAAATATGAAAAAAGTTGTATATTTGCATAAAATTAAATCAAATTTATGAAAGTAACATTAGTCGATAACCCAGTTAAAAGCGTAGCGGAACAGGAGAGATTGTTCCAAGAGCAGTACGAAAGAGAGCAAGCAGAAATTGCAGCACAAAAAGCTGCCGATGAAGCTGCCGCACTTGTATCAGCACAGGAAGTACCAATAGAAACAACTCCTGATGTGAACGAATTGCGAGAAGAAGACGTTCTTTCATATATTGGTAAGCGATTTAATAAGCAAATCAGTTCATTTGATGATCTGATGGCTGAACGTAGCAAAGAAGAGTTGCCCGAAGATGTGGCAGCTTTTATGAAATATAAAACCGAAACAGGGCGCAGCTTTGAAGATTTTGTCAAGTTGAGAAAAGACTTCGATGCAATGGACAGCCAAGAATTGGTAAAAGAGTATCTATTGACGCAAAACAGCGAACTTGATAGAGACGATATTGAAACAATGATGGAAGAGTATAAGTATGACGAAGATATTGACGATGAGCAAGACATTCGGAAGAAAAAACTCGCCCGCAAAAAAGTGATTGCAGAAGCAAAGAAATTCTTCAACACCCAAAAGGAACAATATAAGATGCCCATTGAGTCAATGACGGCACCTAAGAACCGAGAAGATGAAGAAGAATATCAAAGCTATAAGCAATATGTATCGCAGGCAAAGACAATTGAAGATGAAAATGGTCGTAAGCGCAAGTGGTTCGAGCAGAAAACAGATGAGGTATTTAGTCCAGAGTTCAAAGGTTTTGAGTTCGCTATAAATGACAAAAAACTCACGTTTAATCCGGGATCGGCGGCAGAATTAAAAAGCTCACAAAGTAATCCGGGAAACTTTATCAATAAGTTCCTCGATGAAAATGGTCTTATTAAAGATGCTGTTGGTTATCATAAGTCGTTAGCTGTGGCGATGAATCCTGAAAGATTTGCGAAGTTCTTTTATGAGCAGGGCTTATCTGATGCAACTGAGAATACGATGGCGAAGATGAAAAATGTAAATATGTCTGAGCGAAAAGTACCTGAGGTTGCAAAATCTACTGGTGGCATAACTGCTAAGGTAGTAAACCCTGATAACGGCGGTAAGCTGCGTATCAGTAGTCTAAAAAAATATTAAATAACTCTTAATTTTTAAGATATGTCAATGTTATCAACGCCTACCTTTTCGTTACAGCCGAATGCACAACCGACCGTAACGCCGGGTAGTTATATTAGTTCATCCGCTTTCACATGGTTACAGCAATATTTACCTGATACTTATGAAGCAGAATTTGCTCGTTACGGTAATCGTAGCGTAGCGTCATTTCTTCGTTTAGTTGGTGCTGAAATGCCTTCCAACTCAGACCAAATTTCATGGGCTGAACAAGGTCGTTTGCACATCAAATATACTAACGTATCATCAGGGTCAGCAGCAGGTTCAAATACCGCAACATGGACTGTTGCAGATACAGGGGTTACAACTACCACTATGGCTATCCGTGTTGGAGCAACTGTATTTATTCAAGGTAATGGTTCTGGTGCGATTACTACTTGTGGCTCTAACAAAGCAATTGTTACCGCAGTTTCAGGGCTTACTTTTACAGTAGCTTATTATGAATCAGGTGGGCAAGTAATTGCGCAATCGCAAGCATCTACTGTATTTATTTACGGTTCTGAATTTAGAAAAGGTACTGCGGCTGTTATTGGCTCAAACTCAATGGGGTCTTTAGATTCAAGTGATGCTGGTCAATTCTTTTCAAATAGCCCTATTATCCTAAAGGACAAGTTTATTGTTTCGGGTTCGGATATGGCTCAAATTGGTTGGGTGCAAGTTGAAAGCGAAGAAGGTGTTTCAGGGTATTTGTGGTATCTAAAATCTGCATCCGATACTCGTATGCGTTTTGAGGATTACATGGAAACTGCAATGCTTGAAGCTATTCCTGCGGCAGCTACATCAGGTGCATTAGCAGCTAACTTAAAAGGTTCTGAAGGAATTTTCTATGTTGTAAATGCTCGTGGTAATGTATGGGGTGCGGCAAATCCTGCTACACTTGCAGATTGGGACACCGTAGTAGGTCGTCTTGACAAGCAAGGTGCAATTGAGGAAAATGTTATCTTTGTAAACCGTGACATGAGTTTTGCTATTGACAACTTCTTAGCAGGGTTAAACGGGCTTGTTGGTTTGCCAAGTGGAGTTCCAAGTACTACATCATTTACGGCTCAGGCTGCATCTTTCGGTCTATTTGATAACAATGCTCAAATGGCATTGAATCTTGGATTTACAGGTTTCCGTCGTGGCTATGACTTCTACAAATCGGATTGGAAGTATTTGAATGACCCTACAATGCGTGGTGGATTGAATACAACTACTGCTACTGCATCAGGTACAATTACAGGGCTTTTAGTTCCGGCAGGTTCGACAAACGTTTATGACCAAATCATGGGTTCAAACGTTAAGCGTCCATTCTTACACGTGCGTTACCGTGCATCTGAAACTGAAGACCGTCGTTACAAAACATGGGTAACAGGTTCGGCTGGTGGTGCTGCTACTAACGATACAGATACAATGGAGATTAACTTCTTGTCTGAGCGTTGCGTATGTACTTTGGGTGCTAACAACTTTATGTTGTTCCGTTATGGAGCATAGTATTTGCTGAAAAATATGGGAGCGGATATACGTATCTGCTCCTTTTTTCTAATCTAATCTAATTTTAATTTAATGTCAACAGATATATCAAAAAGACCACAAAAAGATAGAACATATCGACTTTTAGGTGGTGCTACTTTATGGGCGACAATACCATCAAGGAATTTACCTAAGCACCCATTATTTTATTTTGATGAAGTAAAGAATATAAATCGCCCATTGCGATACGCCATAAACCAACGAAGCCCATTTGAAGATGAGCAAGATGGTGGCGCGATAATGGAGCCAATTGTTTTTGAAGATGGAATGTTATCAGTTCCGAAAACAAATCCAGTATTGCAATGGTTTTTAGAGTTACATCCAATGAATGGACGTACATTTGCCGAAGTAGATACTGAGCGTGATGCAGAGAAAGAACTTGCCGCATTTGATACCGCAGTAGATGCACTTATTGAGTGTAAAAACTTGTCGATTGAGCAATGCGAAATGATAACACGGATTATGATGGGGAAAGACCCTTCATTAATTACTACAAAAGAAATGCGCAGGGATTTAATGGTGTTTGCAAAAAATGACCCTTCAGGGTTTTTGACATGCCTCCATGACCCGGATATTAAAATGCAATCTACGGTTCGTATCTTATTCGATCAGGGATTGATAGCAGCTCGTAACAACGACAAAGATGTGTGGTTTAATACGCCTACCAACAAAAAGAAAATGATGTCGGTACCGTTTGACACCACTCCCGTTGATGCCGTTTGTGCCTATCTAAAAACAGATGAAGGTATTGAGGTTATGAAGATGCTTGAAACCTTCGTTTCTTAGCAGATTTTGAATTTGTTCATATTATAGATAGCATAGTGCATAAAATTTTGTGCTATGCTATTTTTTTTCTTTATATATTTGTGTAAAAATAGGATATGATAAACTCTGTAAGAAATACTGTCCTGTCAGTTCTCAACAAAAATAACTATGGGTACATAAGCCCATCGGACTTCAACCTGTATGCCTTGCAGGCGCAAATGGAGATATGGGAATCTTATTTTAAGGACTTCAATAAAAATGTAAATGCCGCAAATGTACGTCGCTCAGGAACGGACTACGCCGATATGGCAAAGCCATTGATAAGCACCTTAGATAGTTTTATCACATCGAACTATCTTGTTCCTGCACCATCAGTAGGAGGATATGCAACCAATCAGTTTTATATACCATCACTTATCACAACAGGTGACGACGCTTACTACATAAATAAATTAGAGTGCTACACTAAAAAGACAGCGACAGGCGTTCCGAGTGACGTTGCGACATATACTCTTACCGATACTACAAAGAATTTTATCGCTTTAAAAATAGCCGTTGGCGATGTTGTCGTGAACGCTACTACTTTTTTGGCTACTACCGTCGCTACCGTAACAAGCAGTACGGTACTTGCTTTGAATGACGATATATTTTTGAATACTACCGATACTTACTCGATATTTGACAAGACGAAATTTGAGCAGGCAGATGCCGTTAGCGCAAATAAAATATCTATGTTAAATGCGTCACCGCTTACAGCACCGAGTAATACATTTCCTGCATTCTATCAGAAGTCCGATAAAGTAAATGTCTATCCCGATACCATTCAAGGGTATGGGGCAGTATTTGCTACTTACTTCAGATACCCATATGCACCGAAATGGACATATAGCACTCTTACAAGTGGCGAGCCTGTATTTAATGCAAGTCAGCCCGACTATCAGGACTTTGAGCTACCGCAAGATGCCGAGTATGGGCTTGTGGTAAAAATATTGGAGTATTGTGGTATTTCTATCCGTGAAACTGAGGTCGCTCAATTTGCTATGGCAGCCGAGCAACAGCAAAAAGCAAACAACTAATGGCATACATTTCTCAATACCAATACTACGAGAACGGTGGCGATTCTCCCGAAGATAAAAATTGGGGTTCATATCAATATGTGAGCCTAAAAGATATTGTCACCAATTACATGCTCATGTACTATGGCAACCATAGTCTTGTAAATAATGAGGAACGGTACAAAATCTTATTCCACGCCAAACGTGCTATTCAAGAACTGAATTATGATGCTTTTAAAGCCATAAAAGTACTTGAACTTGCCGTTCCCGAAACGCTAAGGTATATTTTCCCTTCAGATTTTGTAAATTGGGTGCGCATATCGCTATATAAAGATGGTGTACTGCGCCCACTTACCGAGAATATACAGATATTATCGGCACAAGCGTACTTACAAGACAACTCATACCGAATACTATTCGATGAAGAAGGTAATGCTTTGTCGCCTGAATTTAGCGACATCGACTATGATAGGATAAAGCGGACAAAAAAGTCCATTTATTTGAATGAATTTAATCAGTTCAACGGATTTGAGGGATGGTTCATAGATGGTAGATGGTATTTTGACTACGCCATAGGTGCGAGATTTGGGCTTGAAACGGAAACGGCAAATTTTAACCCCACATTTGCTATTGACCGCAAAGCAGGGGTTATAAATTTTGATTCAGGAATGTCGGGGCAAACCTGCATCCTTGAATATGTGTCCGATGGCATGGAAGGTGGCGACGATACCCAAATATCGGTAAATAAACTTTTTGAAAGCTACATATATGCTGCTATTGAGTATGAAATTTTAAACTCAAAATTAGGAGTACAGGAATATGTCGTTGCTCGTGCAAGAAAGAACAGGACGGCACTCCTTAGAAATGCGAGAATACGTATCAGTAATATTCATCCGGGCAGACTTCTTATGAATATGAGAGGTATGGACAAAGTATTAAAGTAAATCTAATCAAATGAATATAGAAACAAATATTTGTGTAAAAATAGAAGAATTCACCCATATGGGAAAGGGATGCTGTAATGAAGAAGATACAGTATTTATTTTCGATAAAAAAAATTGGGTAAAAGTAGGGGATGAAGTAAAATGTGAGAGAAACGAAAATGGTTTTTATGAAAGGATTTGGGTAAATGGAGTATTAAAAACGGAAAATCATCATTTATCATGAGAAAAATATGCGAATGTAAACTTCCTTATGTCCGTAGTGGAACAGATACTTGTACGAGATGCAATAATCAGCAAACTATGTTTTTGCCGATAGAATCAAATATGCACTATTTGAATAAATCTATCAAAAAAGATTATACGGGTAGCGAGTTTAAAAGAGGTGATACGGTTGCGGTTATAGGTATTTCGTATTCGTGTTTAGTAGAAGTTCATAGATATTTAAAGAGAGGATGGTGGCTTGTAATATTGCCAAACGGGGGATTACATTAAACACAAATTCTTGGTGAGAAATTATCTGTGGCCAAAAATCAATAAAATAATATGTCGAAAATAGTAAGGAATTTTTTGGCGGGCAGAATGAATAAGGTAGCAGACCAACGTGTTCTCCCTGATGGCGAATATACGGATGCTATAAATATTCGGATGGGCAGCACTGAAAATTCAGAGCAAGGCGCAATCGAGAATGTAAAAGGAAATCTACCGCTTACAAAACTTGCATATACGGATGGTACGCAATTAAGTGCTAATGCTACTTGCATTGGTGCTTATGCCGATAGCCGTAGAAATACCATATATTGGTTTGTGCATGACCCAAATTTTACCGTAGGTGCCACAGGAAAATTAGACCTTATTGTTTCGTACAATGTGCTTACCAATATCCTTACTTATATCGTTATAAGTATCAATGATGGCTCAGGTACCTACACTACGCTAAACTTCAATCCTGAGTACCTGATAACAGGTGTTGATATGATTGGAGACCTATTATTTTTTACTGACGATTATAATGATCCACGATGTCTGAATATAAATACAGCATACAATAAGCCTGTTGCGAATATAGATTGGTCGATGCTTGGCGAAGCATTAATGGTAATAAAGCGTCCACCGATGCAGCCGCCGTCAATTGAGCTGCAATTGGTAGGTGACGAATCTAACTTTTTAACAGAGCGATTTATATCATTTGCTTATCGCTATCGCTATGCCGATGGGCAATATTCTGCGACATCACAGTGGACGAAAATTGCATTTGAACCTGACAACTTCCAATTTAGCGTAAACTCATTTTTGAATGAGGGCATGACTAATAAATATAATGCCGCAAGTATTACCTATAATACAGGCAGCGATTTAGTAGTTGGTATAGACTTGCTATTTAAGGAAGCCAATAAAAATATAATTAAGGTAATTGAGAAAATAGATAAGCAGCCGTTAGGGATTCCAAATAATGCTGACTTGACTTATCAGTTTATCAATAGCAAAATATTTACTATTCTCCCCGAATCGGAGATACTACGCCTTTATGACAATGTGCCGAGATTTGCTAAAGCCCAAACTATTATGGGCAATAGGCTTATGTATGGCAACTATGTCGAGGGTTATCGCTTGGTAGATAAGAATGGTGCGCCATTAAAAAATGAGTTCCAAACGGAGCTTATCGTTAATGAAATTGGCGAGACAGTATTACCGACCACTACTACGGGAGGTAACTATACCATAGATGCTACAACGCCTATTACCATTGAGAATAGCGTTGTGAATATTGACTTTACAGGCGTGGACTTAGTTGAAGGGTCGAGTATATCAATCGACATCACAATTGCTCATGCCGACTTCACAACGGCATCGACAGACCCTACCGAAACAACGGCAAATACTCAGTTTAGCTTTGATATGACGTTAAAGGCATCATACAGTACGCCTTACGACTTAGCAAACAGCTTAGAGTTTATAAATGCCATTGGCAGTATATCTACTATATCTCCAATAGTAACGTCCTGCTCAGGAACGACATTTACCGATTTCATAAATTGTGGGCTGCCTGATACCCTAACGGGTGCTACATTTACATGGTATAAGAAGGCAAGCGGAATTACCGCTATCAATGAGCCATTAGCGATTATCATAACAAGTCCTACAAGCAATATTATCAGCTTACAGTTAATTGCGATGCAATATGTGGATGATGTAGTTGCGCCAGCGTTCTATGCATACGAGTATTATAAGTATGTATTTACGCAAGCAATATTTCAGAAGATCGCGGCTCCATATTCGCTTCATAGTAACAGAGATTATGAGGTTGGTAGAGTGTACATGGACGACTTTGGGAGGGCGACTACTGCATTGGTTAGTCCATACAATACAGAACACGTGCCTTGTGGGAATTGTTCCACTCAAAATTTGATAAGGGTAACAATACCATCTACTAATTTAGCACCGTATTGGGCCACAAAATACAAATTTGTATTGAAAGCCGATGCAGATACTTACGAAACTATTTACAGTAGCATATTTTTTAAAAGCCCTACGAGTGCTGAAGTATATTTTTTGCTTGAAGGAGAAAATATGCGTAAGGTCGAAGCAGGTGACAGATATATCGTCAAAGCCGATAGCGATGGCCCTGTAACCAATTGCGTATATGCTACGGTACTTGAAAAGGAAGCAAAAGCAAGTGGGTTTATTACGCCTGCGGCAGGGATTGTACCACCTGCTGGAGTGTATATGAAAATGAATCCTAATGATTTTAGTGCTGTTTACGATTCAAATTCTATAATTGCTCCCGGCGACTATAATGCAAGTACTGTAAACTCAGGTTCATATCCCGGCGTTTACTACCCAATGAATATACCTGACCCTGCAAGTCCGGGTAATTATATCGACTATACCGTTCCTGCCGGAAGTAAAATTAAATTGTCATTTAAGTTTGAGCGTTTAGGCTCAGGTGACGGAAATAATAACTGTGAGCGCAGAATTTATACTTTAGAAAAGAATTTAGTAGCATCTGCCAATTATGCTAATATGTTTGATTGGTGGAATGGTGACGATGTAGAATCTGTTTTAAACTCAGGTATATCAGATGTAGGTGCAGGTGGTTGCCCTATCGGTAATGTATATTATCCGACATTAAGCAATACTTTCCCTCCATTTCTTGGCGACTACTGTAATAATAGATACCAATTCGTTAGGGATTTAGCTACTCAGCGACTATCATTATACGTAACAGGAACAAGAGGGTGCGGTTCTACACGCAAGCGTAAGTCTAACTTGAAAGTAAATATTGAAATTTACCGTACCGAAAATACGTTCATCTTTGAAACCGAACCTGTTGATACATTGCCTGACGTATTCTATGAGAATGGTTTAAATTTTGAGATTGATAGCGA